CCCTCTTTTCTAGGTCTTGCCATGGATACTCCTTTCTGCAACTCTGCCGGAACCTTGTCCGACCGGAAAAGTATGCTCTAAAAACAGTGACCGTTCCGACAAGAAGTTTCCTTTTTGCAGAGCTGCTATGTATTTGTGTGATATATGTGGTAAGCAGTATGAACTGCGAATCCCCTAAGCTGTTTTCGCTTCCTCTTCTTTCTTATCTGGAGTTTTCTTCATTAAGTTCATCCAGTAGAGGTAACAACTGTATTTCATTTCCTTTACAACCTTTACGTTGCTCTTTTTTAACATCTTGTCTAATGCGCATCCAGTTCGATGCACTTCCTGCATAAAGCTGGCAATCTCCTGCTCTGTAATCTTTCTGTCAGTTTGCTTTGGTGCTTCCTGCTTTGATTCAACTTTTTGATGATATTCATAAGTATCTTCCTCTGAATCATGTGATTCATGTGATTCGCTCTCCGTTGGAATACAGAAGAGTTGGAAACATGCATATTTGTAAGCAGCTGATAAGGCTTTATTCAAACTCTTATCTCCTGAATCCATGCTTTCACCTGACATGCTTATCTTGACGGAAGAGCCATCTTCCGCAGATGTAAACTCATAGTCTACATCCACAACCGTATATTTCAATGGAGTGCCTTTTGCGGATACTCCATCTTCTCGTTTTACACTTTTTACAGTTGGAACACAAAACACCTTATGCTTAATCAAAGCTGGCTGTAATGCATTGTAAACATCATCAATCCCTCTGAAACTATAGCTTTGCATTTTATTGTATCGGTCTTTTCCGATGCTCTTAATATCGTCCATGATTTCGACGATTGCCGTGTAAATTTTTTTTGTTTCCATATTTTTCCCTCTTGCATTTATCTGATTTTCAAACTTTCCGTCTGCTTCGTTTCAGCAATCCCCTTGAACTCTTCCGGATTCGCTTTGACATCTGCTAACAGCATTTTTCTATCCAACTTCGGTTCCTGAACAACCATGTACTTCTCCGGAATCTTTGTTGCATCAAGAATATTCAATGATGGAGCATTTTTTGAAATACTATAAGAATGAATATCTGTCTTGAATTTCTTTTTATCCATCAACAGCATAGTATTTGTGAGATTTCTTTTTAAAAAGTCACTGCGACTCTTCAAGGTCTTTTTCATTATTGTAAGTCTTTCGATTTCTTTATCAATCTTTTCGGTGTCATTGTCTAAATTTGTAAGGATTACAGCATAAGCATCCGCTTTTACTTCCAGTTCTGCTTCAATCCCTGCAAGTGTATCTTCAAACACTTGCGTATCCACATCGGTATCTTCTGCAATTTCGCATAACTGCATGTATTCTTCTGCAATTTCATATAACTTTAACATCTTAGTTCTCCTCTCTCTTTGTAATCAGAATTGTTCTTTCCAACAACTCATGTTCTTTTGCAACTTCTTTTCTGCGTCCGGCAGAGGATGCAGAAGCCGAGCATCCAGCTCCGGTTTTCATTTCCAACAAGTATTCATCCATCATGGCTTCTTTCCTCCTAAATCAACATCTTGCTTCTTTCTTCTTCTGGAACGTTCAACGTATCCAAAATAGTCCACAGCTCGCTAAGTGTGCATGTTTCCGGTTCATTCAGACGTTTTAAGAATGTATGATACTTCATACCTGCATTTTTCGCTAAGTCTTTTTTATAGCTTCCGTTTGCACAGATTGCTCCACCTAAACACCGTCTTACCTGAGCAGCACGCTGTTGCTCTTTACTTAAATATGCAACTGGCATCCTCTCATCCCTCTTTCCATTTCTCTCCAAATAAGTTCACAACTTTATCAAGAGTCAGTGTTTCTTTTGCCTCTACACCAATTACTGCGCCAAGCACGTCCAATGGCATGTTTTTCTCTCCGCACTTTCTTGCACTATCAAGCAAGCTATTTAAAGCTCTGATTTTCTCTGAATCTCTAATTAACTCCTCTAATGCTGTAAATTCAATTTCCACCTTGCTCATGATGCTTTATCCTCCTTGATTTTCATTTTCATCCAGCTTTTAACAAACTGCTCTTTCTGCTTCTTTGCTTTATTTTTCTTTCTTGACTGACAGAAGCTGGCAACGAAACCGCTAACGAACAAAATCACTGCTGGCACTGCAATCCAAGCTACAGCAAACAATAATGCTTCTGCATCTTTGCACTCGATAACATTACATAACCAGCCACCGAAGCAGATGCCTGTCCACAGCCCCAGAACTATTTCTAAAATATCCTTTTTTTTCTTATTGCTCATTTTTTTCATTGTTTTTCCTCTATGTGTCTGTTAAAATACAGAAGTGTAAAGTTTTTTTCTGCGTCCCTTTTGAAGTTGCTGCTTCTAAGGGACTTTTTTTAGTTAGTCAGTGAGAATTTGCAGTTTTGCAAGTTCCACAGCTTTTCCGCGAACCACAGCTTTTTCGCGAACCTCAGCTTTTCCGCGAACCACAGCTTTTCCGCGAACCACAGCATTTCCGTAAACCTCAGCATTTCCGCGAACCTCAGCATTTCCGCGAACCTCAGCATTTTCGCGAACCTCAGCATTTTCGCTAACCACAGCATTTCCGCGAACCACAGCATTTCCGTAAACCTTGGCATTTCCGCGAACCTCAGCATTTCCGCGAACCTCAGCATTTTCGCGAACCTCAGCTTTTTCGCTAACCACAGCATTTCCGCGAACCACAGCATTTCCGTAAACCTTGGCAT